TACACACCAAAGCTACGTGCAGCTGCTAAGGACAAGAAGCAAGGCAGTGGTGATCCTCTGATACTTAGCATACAGCAGGATGAAGTTATACGTCATGCTCACATTGAGGCTGTTAAGCAGTACAGGTATTTACTACAGACAGGCGTTTGTGAAGAGCAAGCTAGAGGTATTTTACCTTTGAACCACATGACTGAGTGGTACTGGTCAGGTAGCCTTGATGCCTTCGCAGACATGTGTAACCTACGTTGCAAGAATGACACACAGGCAGAGACACGAGAGGTAGCACGACAGATTGACCACAAGATGATTGAACTATTCCCTGTGTCATGGGATGCACTAACGGAGGATGATGATGACTAAACTTTATAACTTAGAGCCAATGATACTGGACTGTTGGCGTGTATGTAATGATCTTGAGACAGTGTTCAAGCAGATAGGTGACGGTGAACGTGAGCCTACACATGATGAAATGATGAACACCTTGATGGGTATGCAACAACTATACGAGTGGAAGTTCGAGCAGCTGTTCTTTAAGTATGAGGAGTTATGCCGTGACAGACAATGAGTGGCCCTTAGAGGCAGACTTTACAGACGTTAGACCTATGACTCCAGAGGAACGTAAGGCTGCACAGGAACGTGACGCAAAGAACGGAGAGAGTGATGATAAAGAGTGAATGGAATCGCCTAATAAAAGAGCGTGAAGACTTTAAGGAGAGTGTATTGGCTGAACATACAGCAGACATCGTGAATGAGCCTAAGCACTACGCACGGTGGGACATTGAGCCAATCACATACATCATGCGTAATGGCTTTGAATTCTGGCGTGGTAACATCGTTAAGTATGCCAGTCGTGCAGGATACAAGATGTATGAGGGTAAGACGCAGGTAGAAAGTGAGATCATTGACTTAGAGAAAGTTCAACGCTATTGTCAGATGCGTATCAATCAACTTAATGGAGAGGAGAAGCTATGATACCTGTAGGTCAACTAAGATTGTTACTTACCAAGGCAGGGTTAGAGTATAAGATTACTCGTGTTGAAGGTAACGTAGCACACGTTAACATTATTGTAGCGGAGCAGCCAGATGTTCACAGTTGAGTTTGAATCTGATGCAGCTGTTATCACAACGTTAGATCAGAATGATTTACATGAGGATGTAGAGGTTATCTTTGGTGACGATGGTGATGTCTACATGAGACAGTTTGAACCAGAGATGGATTCCTATCAGATGTTAATCATGAGCGCCCAACAGTGGTTAGACATCATGGCTGCATACAAGAGCAGTGAAGGGTCATACTACTTGGAGGTGAAACATGAGTGATGAAGGAATGTATTTCCTGGGTGGTGCTTTCGCAATGTATGTGTTAGCACTGCCCTTACTATACCATATGGTAGAGCCAGAGGATGAGGAGATGGACAACTCTGGCCCTATCAAGTTTACTTTCCTGTGGCCTTTGATTGCACTGGAAGTAATATACCGTATCTTTGTAGGAGAGAAAAACAATGATGGAACTGGCCCTAATTAAAACATTACTTGACCGTGACTTTTATGAACAACACAAGGGCATCCGCTGCCCCGATAAGATCTTTAGTAAGGATGTACGCAAGATCAAGCAGGCACTAGATAGTGCAATGGAAACCTATGACGGTAACATGAATGTGCAGGACTTACAGGCTGTGTTCAACCGCATGAACCAGAGCATGACCACTGCCACACGTACAGCATACGATGCACTCTTCCGCCGCATTGATATTGCTGAGCCTATCAAGGAGGAGATAGCACAGGACACCCTGTCACACCTATTTCAGCAGCACGTTGGTGATGTGGTTGCTAACCTTGGCTTTGACTATGTTAATGGCACAGAGAATAGCCTTGAGCCTCTACGTCAGCTGCTTGAGGAATACAAGAATGACTTCACCCCTAACCTGCGTGTAGACTGGGAGGATGATGATCTTGATACAATCCTAGATGCTACCGCTCTTGAGTCTCGCTGGTCATTCAACATACCTAGCCTAGCTCGTAAGGTTGAGGGTGTCAGTGGTGGGCATCTTGTTGTGGTAGGCGCACGTCCCAACACAGGCAAGACATCCTTCCATGCCTCACTTATAGCAGCGGATGGTGGCTTTGCTCATCAGGGCGCACGTTGTATTGTGTTGTGTAATGAGGAGGCATACACACGGGTAGCATCACGCTACGTCAGCGCCTCTGCTAACATGACGATGAAGGAGGTACGAGAGAACCAAGCCCTAGCACGTATGCGCTATGAGCCTGTACGTAAGAACGTTATGTTCAAGGAGAGTACAGGTAAGGGCATGGCATGGGTTGAGTCTGTAGTTAAACAGGAGAAGCCTGACGTTGTAGTATTGGACATGGGTGACAAGTTCTCTGACATCAAGAGTGAGCGCAGTGACATCACCCTCAAGGCTGCAGCTATTCATGCCCGTAACATTGCCAAGCAGTATGACTGTTGTGTGATATGGATGTCACAGTTGAGTGCTGAGGCAGAAGGTAAGGCAGATCTTAATCAGTCTATGATGGAAGGCAGTAAGACAGGCAAGGCTGCTGAGGCTGACCTGATGCTACTTATTGGCAAGACTATGCAGGTAGAGGGAGAGGATGAAGATCCAGTACGCTATCTTAACCTTGCCAAGAACAAACTAAACGGGTATCAGGGTAAGATTACTTGTGTGCTAGATGGATCACGTTCTATCTACACAGCTTAGGAGATAGACATGAGACTAGTATTAGACGTTGAGAACAGTGTGACTTGGAGGGATGGCAAGATCTTTAACGATCCCTTTGAGCCTACCAACACACTGACTCAGGTTGGCATGGTAAATGCTGACAATCACGAAGAGTTACATATTGTAAACTTAGATCACAATGAAGCTAAGGATACGTCAGGTGCAGGCCGTGCATTGATACAGAGTGTGCTGGACATGACAACCCTGCTCATTATGCACAATGCTAGGCATGACTTGATGTGGCTGTGGGAGAGCGGCTTCACCTACGATGGCCCTATCTATGACACGATGCTGGCTGAGTACCTACTTCTGCGTGGACAGAAGGATGCTATATCCCTTAGCGCCTGTGCTATACGGCGTAACCTAGCTGAGCAGAAGGAGGATTACCTCTCTACCTGCATCAAGAAAGGTATCAACACCAATGAGACTGATCTCAGTAAGCTTAGCCTTTATACTAGGGCTGACCTGCTCACAACTAGTGAGTTGTTCCACAGTATCGAAGCAGACTACGCAACCCCAGAGAGTAAGTCCCTACACACCGTCAAAGAAGTTACCTTCGATACCTGTAAGACCCTCACCAGAATGTACATGTCAGGAATCAGGGTGGATCTTGAAGAACTAGAACGGGTGCGTGAACAGTTTGAAGATGAACGCTCTGAGTTAGAGACACGCCTGCAAAGCAAAGTGCGTGAACTAATGGGTGACACACCTATCAATATAGGCTCACCAGAGCAGATGTCACAGGTTGTGTTCAGTGTTCGTATGAATAACAAGAAGGAATGGGATGGACTATTTGAGTTCACTAATAACTCGGCGGAATTCCGCTCAGCAGTAAAGTCTAATAGTCATCCTATCTATCGCACCAAGGCATTCACCTGCCCTACATGCGAGGGTGAAGGCAAGACATACAAGACCAAGAAGGATGGCACTAGGTTTGCTAAGCCTAATAAGTGCAAGGACTGTGATGCACGTGGCTTTCAACTAACACATACAGATCAGATTGCTGGCTTACGTTTCTCTGCACCTAACAAAAAGTGGGTAAGTGCTAATGGTTTCAGCACAAGCAAGGACAAGATACAACAGCTAATAGGTACAGCAAAGACACACAACAAGGATGATGCTGTCTCCTTCCTGCAAGACTATCTGCGTTACTCAGCTATCCGCAGCTACCTGTCTACGTTTGTGGATGGCATAGGTATTTACTCAAAGGATGATGGCTTCCTACATGCTACGCTCACTCAGAGTGTCACAGCTACAGGACGTTTCAGTGGTAAGGAACCTAACATGCAGAACATGCCACGTGGAGGTACGTTCCCTGTTAAGCGTGTGTTTGTGTCACGCTGGAAGGGTGGTCAGATATGTGAGGCTGACTTTGCCCAGCTTGAGTTTAGAACGGCTGCATACCTAGCCCAGGATGAGATTGCTATGGAGGAGATTAACACAGGGTTCGATGTTCACAGCTACACAGCCAAGGTTATCTCTGATGCGGGTCAGCCTACGACACGGCAACAGGCAAAGGAGCATACGTTCGCACCCCTCTTTGGGGCTACAGGTTATGGCAGAAGTAAGGCAGAGGAGGCGTACTACATTCAGTTCATTGATAAGTATAAGGGGATTGCGGCATGGCATAAGAACTTAGGAGAGGAGGCAATGCGCTTCAATAAGATTACTAATGTGTCAGGCAGACAGTACGCTTTCCCTGACATATCTCGTAGGTCAAACGGGAGTGTGACACACTTCACAATGATCAAGAACTATCCAGTGCAGGGCTTTGCAACAGGTGATGTCGTACCTGTCGTACTCAATGAGATGTACAAGCGTCTTGAACCTATGCAGTCCTGTCTGGTGAATACTGTGCATGACTCAACAGTGATTGACATACACCCTGACGAAGTAGATCAGGTGCTAGGTATGGTAAATGATATGAATGAGGGCTTGACTGATCTAGTCGAGTCAGTGTATGGAATAAGAATGAATGTGCCTCTACTATTAGAAGCTAAAATCGGCCCCAACTGGCTTGACACAGTGGATGTTTGAGGTATAACTAGGTACTCTTTGACTCTATTAAAAGGATATAGAAATGAGCAATGAACTACAAATCGCAACAGATCGTGGGCAGTCTATGGCTGAGCTTATGGGTGTGTCTTCCGCACCAGCACAGCAGGCTACACCATCTATTGCACGTGTCGGTATGATCCACCAGCCTATCATGGGTGAGGTTGAGTTCAACGGCAAGACAATCAAGACAGAGGTTGTTCCCATAGGTGCATTCACTCTGGTGCAGGGTGAAGACAAGGTATACAGCAATGGCATTACCTTTCGTGTCTTTGCCCAGCGTCAACAGTGGCAGCGTTGGAACAGTGAGACAGAAGAGATGGAGAAGTCTGTCCTGTCTAACGCACTTAACGGTGACATGAAGGACAGCATTGGTGGCTTTAACCTTGGGCGTCCTACAGGGTACATCGAAGACTTCCAGTCACTACCTGAGGCTACCAAACAGATCATGCGTTCAGTCAAGCGTGTTAAGGTATTCTTTGGTACGGTAACACTAGACAACCCTATCAATGACAAGGGTGAACCAGTGACAGGCAACTACACTGATATACCTGTGGTCATGGATGTTAAGAACCGTGAATCACTCAAGAGTATTGATGCTGTACTGAACGGTTTGAACCGTAAGAACCTACTGCCTATCATGTCTACCATTAAAATGTCTGGTGTAGAGGATAGCATCCCTACTGGTGCTAAGTTTGGTAAGATTGAAGCCAAGCTAGGTAGCAGTGTTGATCTGTCAGACAGTGACAATGAGACACTCAAGGACTTCATTGAACTTGTTGAGTACATGAATGGTAAGGTGCTTGATCTACACAATGAGCGTAATGATAAGAGCATGTCAGCAGCTGATGAGGCTGTGGTCAAGGACATTCTTAACAACGACTTCATTGAGGTGGAGTAATGAATCATCCCGCTGAGTTAAAAGTCTTCAACTTCTTACAGAAGGCTATGGCTGGCGAGAGTACTATGACAGAGGAGGTGGCTAAACAAGTCGCCTCCGATGTTGAGGCTGCATTGTATAAGCAGTTTGATAGTGGCCCTCGTGATAAGTTTCGCTTACGCATGTCTAACATTGGCAAGCCTAAGTGCCAGCTGTGGTTTGAGAAGAATGATCCTGCAGATAAGACACCCTTTCCTCCAGCGTTCCTGATGAACATGATCCTTGGCGATATTGTTGAGGCTGTGTTCAAGGGAGTACTACGCTCTGCTGGTGTAGAGTTTAAGGACAACGATAAGGTCACACTCAAGTTACCTCACGGTCAGGAGATCAAGGGTGAGTATGACATGGAGATGGATGGGCGCATTGATGATGTTAAGTCTGCCTCACCTTGGTCATACGATAACAAGTTTGCTTCCTTTGAAACTCTTGCACATGGTGACAGCTTTGGCTACGTGGCACAGCTTGTGGGCTACGCAGAGGGCGCTGGAAAGGATGTAGGTGGCTGGTGGGTAGTCAACAAAGCAAATGGACAATTCAAGTATGTAGACGCCTCTGAGGGAGTGGACAAGGAAGCAGTACTCTCTGACATCCAAGCTCTCGTAGACTACATAGATAATGATGAACCCTTTGAGCGTTGCTTTGAGCCAGTAGAGGAAACATTCTACCGTAAGAAGACAGGCAACTGGGTACTACCATCAGGGTGTAAGTTCTGTAGCTTCAAGCACAAGTGTCACACTAACCTGCAGCCACGCCCTAGCATCCCTAGTAAGTCTAAGAACCCACAAGAGGTTGACTATACTTATGTAGCACCTGAGTATCTTGATGGTTAGGAAACACAACTCACGTTTGTATCGCAGTGGTCTTGAAGTTGAGGCTGCTGCGTACCTCAAGGATAGGCAGAAGATTGTAGCCTATGAAAAGCTAAAGATAGAATGGGAGGATCTAAAGTACCGTACTTACACGCCAGACTTTGAGTTAGACAATGGCATAATAATTGAGATGAAGGGGTTGTTTTCTGCTGCAGATAGACGTAAACATATAGAGATACAGCGGCAGCATCCTACACTAGATATTCGTTTTGTATTTAGTAACGCTAATTCAAGGCTTTACAAGGGAGCCAAGAGTAGGTACTGCGACTGGTGTGATCAGAAGGGCTTCAAGTGGGCGCATCGTGTGATACCTGAGGCTTGGCTCAAAGAGAAGGGCAAGCGAATGAAAGAGCAACGTGTCAAAGTTAAGAGGAGAGAGTAATGGCCTACGAGATTAAACCTGGTGATGTAGCTATTGTGTTGTCGCCTGTTATTGAGGAAGGCGAATGGAATGGTAGTATCAAGACAGGTATGGTGTTTGGTTCTGCTGGCTCTGAGGATGGCATGAGGGCTGCTCTTGATGAAGCACTAACTATGTCTGCAGCACAGAAGTTCTTAGAGATATACCCTGATGCTTGGGATGACTTCGCAGACTTAAGGGCTGACATAATGCAGGCCATGTTCCCTGAGGAGTTTCATGAAGCAGAAGTAGAGCTAGAAGAGTTAGAGGAAGTCAATGTAGAAGGTAACGTTTACACGCTAGGCCGCTGGACTAAGACAGAGGGCAGTGCATGAAGAAGTTTAGCGTGACGTTTGTTGCTAAGGTAGATGACAACAACAATATTCTTTCCTCATACGAGGACAACCATGAGCAGGACATACATGACTTGGTTACAGATATTGTCTATGACATAGATGATGTAGAGATAGAGAACTTAAACGTGAGAGAGAGACAATGATTACACAGGAAGACATAGATGCTTTTGCTGCTATGGCAGACGTTAACCCACAGGATTACTCCTACTGGGTTGAAGGTAAGATCGTAACAGAGGGAGAGACACGTCTAGTAGAGAACACACTAGGGTTAGTCGGTGAGGCAGGCGAGGTAGCTGAGAAGATCAAGAAGCTACTACGTGACTCAAGCAAGATTAACCCAGATGATATTATTAAGGAGCTAGGTGACGTTGTGTTCTACGCTACTGCCTTAGCTAATTACTTTCACAGTGACCTCACAGAGGTACTGCAGACTAACATGGATAAACTAAACAGCCGTGCAAGACGTGGCGTTATTAAAGGATCAGGGGACAACAGATGAGCAATCAATTACCAACAGACTACCAAGCATTCATTCACAAGTCACGTTACGCCAAGTACTTTGATGGCAAGGGCCGTGAGTCATGGGGTGAAACAGTAGGACGTTATATGGATAACGTAGTACGTAAGGCTCTAGGTGGCGTAGACAACAGCTACATCAAGGATATTGAGCAGGCTATCGTAGGCCAAGAGATCATGCCATCCATGAGAGCTATGATGACAGCAGGCCCAGCGCTTGATCGTGACAACACTGCAGGCTACAACTGTAGCTACCTACCCGTAGATGACCCTAAGTCCTTCGATGAGGCTATGTACATTCTCCTCTGCGGGACGGGGGTTGGCTTCTCCGTTGAGCGCCAGTTCATCAGCAAGCTCCCAGAAGTACCTGAGCTCTTCGAGAGTGAGTCTATCGTTGTCGTTAAGGACAGTAAGGAAGGCTGGGCTAAGGGGTTCCGTCAAGTTCTTGCACTCCTCTGGGCTGGTGAGATCCCTAAGTGGGACGTATCTCAGGTACGCCCTGCAGGTGCAAGGCTTAAAACGTTTGGCGGTAGAGCATCAGGCCCAGCGCCACTTGTAGAACTATTTAACTTTGCTGTAGCTACATTCAAGGCTGCACAAGGGCGTAAGCTATCCTCTATGGAATGTCATGACTTGATGTGCTTCATTGGTCAGATCGTAGTCGTAGGTGGTGTGAGACGTTCAGCTATGATCTCTCTGTCTAACCTGAGTGATGACCGTATGCGTCACGCTAAGTCAGGACAGTGGTGGGAAACAGCTGGGCATCGTGCCTTGGCTAACAACTCTGTATCATACACTGAGAAGCCAGACATGGAAACATTCATGCGTGAGTGGCTTGCACTGGTTGAGTCTAAGTCTGGTGAGCGTGGTATCTTCAATCGTGAAGCATCCAAGAAGCAAGCAGCTAAGTTTGGGCGGCGTGATCCTAACTATGAGTTTGGTACAAACCCTTGTTCTGAAATCATTTTACGTCCGTATCAGTTTTGTAACTTAACGGAGTGTGTAGTACGTGCAACGGATAGCATTGAAGACCTTGAGCGTAAGGTAAAGCTTGCTACCATCTTGGGTACTATCCAGTCTACCATGATTAAGTTTCCCTACCTACGTAAGGTATGGCAGAACAACACAGCAGAAGAACGGTTGCTTGGCGTGTCTATGACAGGCATCATGGACAACCCTCTTATGACAAACAAGAACGAAGGATTGGAGAAGACACTTGAGCATTTACGATCCATTGCTGTGGCTACTAACGCTGAGTGGGCTGAGTTGCTTGGCATCCCTGCTAGTGCTGCTATCAGCTGCGTTAAACCTTCGGGTACAGTATCACAACTGGTTGATTCTGCTAGTGGAATTCATGCTCGTCACAGCCCCTATTATATTCGTACTGTGCGTGGTGATAGCAAAGACCCACTAACAAAGTTTATGATTGATAAGGGCATCCCTAATGAGCCTTGCGTTATGAAGCCTGACTCTACTGTAGTGTTTAGCTTCCCTGTCAAGTCTCCTGAGCAGGCAGTCACACGTAACGATATGACAGCAGTAGAGCAGCTTGAGTTGTGGCTAACCTACCAGCGACACTGGTGTGAGCACAAGCCAAGCGTAACTATCTCAGTTCGAGATTCTGAATGGCTTTCTGTGGGTGCATTCGTGTACAAACACTTCGATGAAATGTCAGGTGTGTCTTTCTTGCCACACTCAGATCACTCCTACCAGCAAGCACCCTATCAGGACTGCACTAAGGAGCAGTATGAAGAGATGCTGGAGCTTATGCCTAGCAGTATTGACTGGGAAGAGCTTAACGATTACGAGAGTGAAGATAACACAGTGTCTATGCAGACTATGGCCTGCTCTGGTGACAGCTGTGAGATCGTGGATCTAGTATGAGTTACGTAGTAGTAGGCACAGACAAGTGTGAGTTCTGTACTAAGGCAAAACACTTGCTAAGAGAGAAAGGGGTAGGCTTCACGGCCTACTCACTAAGTTCACAAAGTAGCAAATGGCTATTGACACTAATTAAACAAGCAGGTATGACTACCGTACCACAAATCTGGGACAGTGAGGGTAAGCACATAGGTGGTTACACGGATCTAACCAAACACCTTGAAAGGAAATAAACAATGAACATACTCGCTATTTTTGTAATGTCTATCTTCTTATCACTGAGCATTGCTGAGGATAAGGCAGTTGAAGAAGTTGCTAAAGTTGAAGAGTCTGTCACTATCACAGTAACAGAGTAAGACAAAAGGCTCAGCGTTACGGCGCTGGGCTTTCCTTTAACATGGGTAACAAAGGAAACATTATGGTAAAAGATATAAATCCAAGAACAGGAAAACCTAAGTACTACGCAAAGGGCAATAGTGCAGAGATACAAAAAGAGAGAAACGTAAGAAGTAACCCAAGAAATAATCCGTTAGCTATGTATGTTAATGGTAAATACATCTCACGTAAGCACCCTCTGTACAAACCAGGTAGGTATAAGACGTTTAATGATGCAGCCTTTGAGGGTACTTACAAACTAAGTGATGTCAAAGAGGGTTACGTATACGTTATAACTAATAAGGCATGGCCTGGTTGGGTTAAGATAGGTATGGCTGTTGATGTAGATGAACGTTTAAACAGTTTTCAAACAAGTAGCCCACACCGTGACTACATACTAGAACATTCTGTTGCATCTAATGATAGGCGTAAGTCTGAGAAAGAGGCTCACACTAGGGCGCTACCTTTGTCTACTGACACCAAGGGTGAGTGGTTTAAACTATCAGTAGAACAAGCAATAACAATACTGGATAATCTGGATGAACAACATCGAACCGTTATCAAAGCCGACAAGAACCCGCAGGAAGACGAACTACAAGGGAGCCTCTTCTAAGCCTACCTCTGGCATAGTACCTAAGACTGACAATCAGGGTAAGCTAATCAATGCCATTGCCTCTAGTAAGCAGGTGCTAATACTTGGCCCTGCTGGTACTGGTAAGACTTACGTTACAGCTACATGTGCAGCAGACTTGTATACACTCAAAGAGATTGACAAGATTGTTATTACACGTCCTCACGTAGCTGTAGGTAAGGACATTGGGTTCCTGCCAGGTACACTAGAAGAGAAGGCACAACCATGGGCGTTGCCTGTGTTAGACGTACTAGTGAAACACTTAGGGCGTGGCGCTGTTGATACTGGTGTAAAGAACGGTAACATCGAAGTAGCTACACTAGCCTTGATGCGTGGGCGTAGCTTTGATGATGCTTTCATTATCGTTGATGAAGCGCAGAACATAGACATACCAGAGATCAAGATGTTGTTGACACGTGTGGGTGAAGGTAGTACTATTGTACTCAATGGTGACATACAGCAGTCTGACTTGAAGGGTACGTCTGGTCTAGCCAAGATCATACACCTAGCTAAGAAGCATATGCTTGATGTACCCGTGGTAGAGTTTGGCATTGATGACATTGTGCGTAGTGGTATCTGCGCTGAGTGGGTCAAAGTATTTATGAAGGAAGGTCTGTGAAGTTAGAACAAGAAGCGAAAGCACACGTAGAAGGTACACGCATTAAGTTCTATGATGAGTTAGCCCAACATGCAGAAGCACTAGAGCAACACATCAAGAATAATCTATGGCAGAGTGACGAGAGGAACAAAGCACTAGAGCATCTTATAGCTACAGTACTATGGGCAAGGCACTGTGTTAAGAAACACGGTACACAATAAAGAAAAAGGGGAGCTTAGTGGCTCCCCTCTCTCGTTTTATAACTTAGCTGACTCATCGTAGATCTCTTTGAGATACTCAGCGTACTCTATGAAGAGGTCTATCTCAGCGAAGTTGTAGTCCTCTAGTGATCCTGTTACACCATGCTGCTCTTTCATTATCCTAGCAGCCTCACGGCGGATCTCTTTATTGCCACCAGCCCTATTAGCTTTACTTGCTAGGCGTAGACGCATAGTCTCTGCACCACCATAGCCTTCTTCCATCAAGCCAGTGATCTCTTTCTTAGCATCCTTCATGACTTGCTTAAGCATACGGCGGCGTCCTGTTAGGTTCGCCTCCTTAAACATAGCGCTATTGATAAGCTGCTGTGTCTTACGCTCAAGTGCTGGTGCAAGCATACCATTGAGAGCCTTATCATATGCAGGTATCTTGCTACGCTCATTAGCCTGCCAAGGAAACATCTCAGCCATAGAGTATGCCTTCTCAGATGCTGTGCGTCCTGGCTTCACAGTGATACCAAAGATACGAGCAAAGGGGTTAGCATCATAGATCTCACCCTCACGTGTAGCAACACGAAGCTCCTCACCTGTGATACTATCTGTCTTATCAATGAATGCCTCAAGGATATTATCCACATACTTTGTAGCAGACTGGCTTAATACATTGATACCCTCTGCCTGACGTACATCCTTAGCAGTGTCTGTACCCATGGCAAAGCCAACGATCTTATTCACTGCATCTAGTGGACGTGTAGCACCAGCCAGTAAGTTACCCGCTATCTTATATCCACCCTCAAGTGATGCACCACGTGCGCCCTCATCAGCATTGAACATAATATCTAGTAGATTGTTAATGTCATTACCAAACTGTACGTCACGTGCAAGCTGGCCTACAGCTACCTGTGTGCCTAGCTCTTGGAGAAGTTCCCTTGGTACATCCTCGCCATTACGCTTCATATTAAAGATGCGCCCTGCTGCCAAGAACAGAGAGAATGGGAAGGTGTTACGAGCATCTACAATAGTGCCACCACCTACTTCAATCTCATTGTAGGCTAGACCCTTCTCACGCCGCTCTGTGTCATACTCTGCTGCTGCATAGATAGCTGCAGTACCCACAGTCATACGAGCAAAGGCTTCACGCTCTGTAAGGTCTGTACCTTCCTTCTTAATGGTACGCTTCATGAACTTACCAAGCTGCTCAGGTGCAGCCAAAGGTGACCACTGATATGCTGTAGCAAGTACGTTGTTAAAGAAGCGTCCAAAGGGTAGAATAGTACCTAAGCCAGGTGTGTTAGAGAACTTCTCTGCAAGACCAGCTGTTGTTTCAAGCAACTCACGTCCAACACCCTCTTGGTTCTTAGTATAGTCCTTAGAAAACACAGAACGTAGTGTACCATCAAGTGCAGCACCCAGTACATCCTCATCAATAGACTGACCTGATACAAGGGCTTCCTTGAGAGTAATGTTCTTCTCAACACGTAGATACTTATCAAGCTCTGTCATGAACATCTGAGACTTAGTAAAGCTATCCTGTACACGTACACCAGTGATCTGATTAGCTGCTGTAGTAACAGCCTCAACGTTTCTAAACAGCTTACTGTTAGGGTCAATACCATAACGCTTAGATGTACCCTCAACACCACCAGATAGTGTCTCAAATAAGATCTTCTGAATGTCACTGTTCTTATCCAAGAACTTCATGTACTCATCGTGAGTAGTGAAGGGGTCTAACAGGTTACGGATCTTCTGTCCCTGTATTGCAGTTAATGCACGTGCTTGGCGGAACGTTTCCTCTGCAGCCTTAGGGTTATACGCCATCTGCCCCAGCCCTTTAACAGCTAGTGTAGATGAGTTAAACAAGTCAGCCATAGTCTGACCAGCGTAATACTGAGAGAAGCCTGCAATGTTCAATGCTGTTGTAGCAGGGGATGAAACAAGCAAGCGCTTCCACACAGACTGACCATACTTATACTTGTCAGACTTGTTCATCTTCCGTAGTTCTTCACCTACAGCTTCTTTAGCATCAATGTCTTCTACAGCTGCATCAATCTTATCCTTAGAAGCAACGATACCAGCGTCCAGAGTCTTGCGTACCTGAGACATAACGTTCAGGGTCTTACCTGCCTCGTTAATTCTCTTGGCAAGCATGTCACCCATCTTAACTTTAGAGCTACCTAATTCACCAAACTGAATACCTGAGTACTTTAACATACCCTCATTGATACGGTTAAGCTCTTCCTCTGGGATGTAACGAACAACATTTGTGATCACATCTGAAATAGTCTTATTACGATCAATACCATAGCCAGAGTCTTTAAACACTTTAGCTAGACCGCCTGCACCATCTTCACCTAGCATAATGTTCTTGATAAGATCAGCTGGCATAGCATCTGCTGTGTAGGCACTACCCCTAGCCACCTTCTCATTCCATGAGTCAACACTCTCCATGATAGCCTTGGCTGCTTTACTTGACTGCTCCTTGTTAAGGGTAGGTGCAGCCTCTTCAATCACAGCATTAGAGATCTTCTCTAGGGAAGAGCTAGTGTCCTCTAAGCCAGATGCACCACGGAACTTACCAAAGCCTAACTGTGCAGCACCAGCAACACCACCAAGTAGTGATGCAAAGCCTGTCTGCAGAGCGCTGTACTCTTCCTGTGCGCCTACTTCAAGCATGACATTCTGTGCCATAACATCCTGTAGTACAGCAGCAGTAGCGTCTAGTGCAACAGTCTGCTTTAGAGCAGTCTTAGAGCCTGCAGCGAACAGTTCTTTCTGTTGCATAAGCATAGCATCTTTAGCTAAGGCACGGCGTCCCTCAGTAGCTACACGCTTGGATACTTCATTGTATGCCTTACCTGCCTGACGGGTAGTCATACCCTTCTCAACAGCTCTACGTGCAGCCTCAATACCAGCACGTTCACCAGCCTCTTTAGCTGCAGCCTTAGTAGCGCCACTCTTAAGCGCTTCCCTACCAGCCTGACGTACAGATGCCTTGATGAGTTGCTTACCAGTAACACTAAGACCAGCTGCACCAGCACGAGCAATACCACCAGTAGCTACACCAATGTAGTTTGTAGGATCAGATGCTGCAGCAAATACATAATCTTTAATACCATCTACTGCACCCATGATACCGTCATTGACAAATACGTTGCCTAGCTGGTCATACAGTTGGTATGCCTTAGCAGCCTTAGCCTTACGTCTATCATCTGCCTTACTAATGAAGCGTACCTCACCAGCTGTCGATACAGTGTTAGCGTTGAAGTAACGCATATGATCTACGAAGTCTTCTACAAGAGTATCTTCATCTGTCTCTTGGTAGTCCACACCCTTACGCTCTACCATGTAGTCACGAATAGCTGTGGTGTATGCGTAGTTCTTCTTAAGGTCATCCTTCTTTAGGGTAGTACCTGGGTCTAGTGAGAATGTACTAGGGGTTTGTGCCTCAGGTGTCAGTGGCGTAGAAGACTTAAAAGCATTAAGCCGTGCTAGGGATTCTTCGTAGCTCATTAGCCTGCTCCGAAAGTAGTTAAGTCTTTTTGGGATAAGCTTTTTCTTGCCTTATCCTCACCCTCATCATACTCCTCTATAGTAATCTGTGGATTGTCACCAATAAAGTTAGACTCATCCAACATCCTTAGTTGCTCAGCAGTTACATTGAATGTACCTAGCTTACCTCTAATCTTGACTTTGTAATTAGGTTTATCTGCGTTACGTACAATGTTCAGTGTCTTAACAGATGGTGCTATCAACTCATCAAGCTCATCACGGAAGTAGAAGTTTAGAAAGCCACCAGCAGGAGACTCAGGTAAGCCTCTCTCCCTACGTTCTGCCCTACTCATCTCATCCCATTGAGCACGGGTGTACTTATCTGAGTAGTTACCATCAAAGAACTGACCTTCCATAGCCTGTTCTACTAACTTGATACCTGTCTCATCAAAGGGAGCAGCAGTAGGGTACTTCTCATCTTGTTCTGCATCCTCAGGTTTAGGTTTAGTAAGCGTCACAGGTTTTGTAGTTGCTGGCTCTGTAGTTGCTGGCTCTGTAGTTGCTGGCCCTGTAGTTGCTGGCTCTACACCATCAGGTGCTTCAATATTATACTGCTTCCTTAGGATATCTACATACCCAGGACTAAGTGCTTCAATAGTCTGTACTGCAAGTCTGTTATCAAAGAACTTACCAGTGTGATACACGTCAGCATAGTAATCAATGAGAGGCTTAGCAGCTATTATCTGTAGATCTTTAATAGCTTGTTCTTCTGCTTTGTTTGCAGCAGCCATTTGTTCAGCGGAAGGTATACCCTTCATAGCTTCAATTCTAGCATTCTTAATATAAGCTTTTGCCTGATCTGTATCAATCGCATCCGCTGCAACCTTTGCGATCTTCTTAGAGAAGTCAAAGGCTTTGTCTGTGTCAAACATATTACGCTCAGTGAAAACCATAGTAGCACCAGGAATGAGTGAGGTGTACTCTTCCTGCCTAGCTAGTTGGTTGATCTCAGCTACAGTCATTCCACTACCAAAGTCCTGCTCAGCAAGTTGTTGCTTAACACGAGCCTTAGCACCAAAGCCAAACAGCTGTCCTACAGAGCTTGTATCATCTTCTGGTGCAGTATACTGTGTAGTAGGGCTAACACCGTATGTCTTCTTAGCGTACTCTTCTAAGCTCATGTCCATAAGAGACTGATCTACAGCTGGGATACTAGGCATATTAATGATAGCTTCAATATCATCTACACCCAACCTACCGTTCTGGCCTGGTGCATTAGCAGCCTTGTTTAACTTCTCATACAACTCCTGTACTGTACCCATACCAGATGCCATAGCCTGACGCACAAGAGCCTTACCCTGTGGGTATGTTGCCATCAATGTTTCAGCTTGGCGTCCGTACTGTGCAGCCTGCCTAGCCCTAGAGTTACGCTGTGTGATTAAACTCTGGTTACGCTCAGCTGCAGCTTCCTGCTGTTCTTTATACTTCTTAGCTTCTGCGCCACGCTCTTCAATACCTTCTGTGACTTCGCCTAAAAAGGCTGCACCAAATGCTTTCCAATCAAATGCCATGTCTTAGCCCCTTGCCATCAAACCCGTAGGTTCTTCTTCTACAGTTTCTACAGGAGCCATGTCATCCATAGACTCTTCTTCTACAGGCTCTTCCTGATCTATCAACTCACGTAACATTGCCTTACCGGGATCACTTGTATCGTCACCCTCTTCAAGCAGATACTTGTTAGCCAACAGAAGGAAGCGTTGCTTCTCTTTCTCCTCAGCCTTCTTCTTAGGATCAGCATTGGTATCCTTAGCTGTGATACCCATCGAACCAAGTGCTTGCTTTAGAAATGTGTGAATGACAGGTGCTACCAGCATACCTGCATCAACAGTGTGGAGACCACGAGTTACACCCTGTAAGTAGATACTCTCTACGATAGGGGCTAGGGGTACACCCGCCTCACACAATGCACCAAAGTCATCAAGTACTTCTTGGTTAGCAAGCTTGTTAATGTAAAACTTTGTAACATCCTCAATGTCTGCCATCTCTGGTGGCTGCTCCCACGGAACATTACCGGGTTCCATAGTTAGAGACTGTCCGGGAATAGGTCTATCGAAAAAGTCTTGTTCCATAATTATACCTTACTTAGTGAAACCTGCGCCAAAGTAGAGACCTACGATAGCGGATACGATGTGTGTGTCTAGGGGTGTGATAACAAAGCCACGTGCTGCCTGCCATTGTACTGTACCGTCACCGCCAAACAGCCAGTTAAATAGGCCACCATGTACCTCAGTGTAGCCTACGATAACGCTGACCTCAGGATACCACACAGCAACTAGCTTTGGCAAGACTATAATAGCAAAGATTGAGGATAAGGCTATGAGCCTACGTGTCCATGCGAAGTGTGTGTCAGTCTTGCCATGCTCTCTGGCTTGCTGCATACCACTGATCATCATCTCTTGCTGCTTAGCTTTGTTCTTAGTGTTCTGCCCCCAGATAGACATGACTGCGCCTAGCACGGTGGAGAAGAGCATTGTGATAAGTTCTAGGGGGAGGCCAAACATTAGTTACCACTTACCTTTTGAGTTCTTCTGTACTTTTACAGCCTTGTTAGCATAAAGAGAAGAAGCTCTATCTGTTTGCTCTGTATGTACGAGAGTACCTGCGCTATCATAATACTTAAAAGCTGTGTTAGTCCCTGAGTTGTCTGCTACTACTTTTGTTATTTCATTTACACCTAGTACATCTTTTAATGCATTCATAGCATCTGCTCTAGCTTTAGCTATGCCTATAGAAGCGCCTTGTACTGTACCATCTTTCTTAGGTGCTAAAGTGGAGCCTGTAAGTATCTTTGGATAAAGTGTAGTAGCAGATGGGTTGTCCTTTGCAAGCTCTTTATATGCTGACCCCGCTGTAGCCCCTTTTAACCAACCTGTTCCTTTATTCCAACCTACTTTAAGCATAGACTTTTTAGCTGCATCAGACATACTATCCCAGTCTGTACCTGCCTTATCTTTAGCTACATCCTCAAAGCCTTTTAGTACGGCTTTAGAAAACTCGACATCAGACGCATAATCACTACGTTTAATCTTGACGCCATTTACTTCCTTGTAAGCTCCAGATGTGTCAAGCTTTGTTATATCAAATGCAGAAGCCTTTATAGTATTAGATCCTTGATTTACAGTTTTGCCGTCATACTTTAAACCATCAGCAACTATACCAGCAGGTAAAGTTATATTCTGTTTATCCTGCCCTATGTGAGCTTCTGTACCCTCTTGTTCCCCTTCGGTGAAGTCTGTATATAAACTCTCAACAGTAGTACTATATGTTTCTGTAGTTTCTTCTTCCTCTGCAGAAGTGCCAACACTACCATAACCTTCTGCACCACCTAGCTTACGTGGATCAGACATAAGCCCTTCACCTGTACCTGCCTCTGCAGGAAAACGATCTTCTAAAGGTATACCTGACTGGTAGAACTCACGATCAGGATCTTCTGAGATAGGTGCAGGAGCTTCTGGGTCTGTAGCAGTCTTTAAGAGTTTACCTGCAGTTGAGAGCATACCAGGTAGAGTAACCTTCTCACCGGGGCGAATCAAGTCAGGGTTCTTGATCTGTGGATTAGCATCAATGACATCCTGTACAGGTAGACCCTTCTCTTCTGCAATAGCAGTTAGAGTGTCACCAGCCTTAACTTCAATCTCTTCTACAGTGATAGGCTCAGGCTGTAGTGCATCCTGCAGTACATCCATATCAAGGTTAGGCTCAGGTTCTTCCTCACCCATCTCACCTGTGTATACCTCTGGTACATCAACACCTAGAGCTTCATACAATGCACGATCTGCTGCTGTAGTCTCAAAGGGTAGACCTCCCTGTGGCGCAGTGTCATTGTCAGAGCCACCATCATAGGGTGTAAACATAGGGCTATCATAGAAAGATACACCTGAGTCACCATCATCATCACTTTTATCACTAGGTAAGTCTGCACCAGCACCAGAGAAGAGATTAGCTATACTCTCAAAGAAGCCTGGCTCATCATTATTATCATCGTTAGCTGTAGCATTAGAGGTACTACTCATAAGCCCTGATGAGCTAGAGGCACTGGGATTGCCGTAGCCCTCTGAGCCACCTAAGTTACGAGGATCAGCACTTGTAATACCTTGTGTGTTATAATTGGGCATGTCTTTATCCTTAAGAGAAGATGATGTCTGCAGCGTTAGAAGCAATAGCACCCATGAATGTACCTGCAGCAGCGCTAAGAGCCGAACCACTGTCATCCTCTGCGCCCTCGTTTATCTTAGCTACAGCAATCTTAGCATCTCTATCCTTGTCATTCTCTGCAGACTGCCAAGCCCAAGCCAGAGTATCACGCTCACGCTGAATAGCGTTGTTATACCCTGTCATGGTAAAGTTATTAGCAGCTGCAGCCGCATCACGGTTTGCTTGGTTTAGTGCAGCATTGTCCATGGTTGTAATAGCCTGTGACCACTGTGCATTAGCCTGTGCTACAACTAGCTGGTTCTGTGCATTGAATGTGTCACGAGTATTCTGCTGTACTGAATTGAACTGAGACAGTGCATTAGCCTCACCAGAGTTAAAACGCTCCATAGCATTATACTGTTCATTGTTAAACTGATTAATGTTATTCTGTAAGTTAGAGAAGAACATATCAACCTGATCAGAACTAGCAGCATTGAACTGTTTAGCTGCATTAACAGCTGCAGTATCAGAGGTATATACACTAGCTAGGCTCTGCGCTTTAAACATAGCCACTTGCTGTTGGTTACTCATGCTAGTCATATCAAAGTCTAGGAAAGCCTGAGCACGTTGTACATTAACCTGCTGCCTATTGTTTAGGTTAGCCATGTCTAACTGTGACATAGCTGCAGCATCTGCCATAACCTTAGCATTCCTAGCATCTAGGTTAGCAATGTCTACAGTCTGAGCCATACGAGCATTCTCTAGGGCTACCTGCTGTTCAGCTGTGAAGTTAATCTTAGCTACATCAGCGATACGTGCAGCATTCTGTACACGTGACTGAAACGCTTGGTCAAACTCCATTCCTAAGAAGTTAGCACGTTGCTCAGCAGCAAACATAGCAGCCTGTTGCTTGTTAGATAAGTTCTGCGCCTCAAAGCTTGCACGTGTCTGAGCATCAGCCATAGCGATAGGTAGTGCAGACTCCATAGCAGCCTGTACAATAGCCTGACCAGCCATAGACGAAGCACCTAGACCACGTGAAGCTAGAGTAGATGTAGCAGCCCTCATAGCTCCTGCAGCCCATGCTGGTGTGTCACCACCCTCAAACTGTTCTAGCAGACCTGTAAGTTGTCCCTGTACAGTAGCCTCAGTAGATGGAACACCTGTAGCTGCAGCAAAGTTAGTCTCTACTTTAGCACGTTCAAAGTCTACAGCACTAGTTACCTGCATCTCAGGTGTAACTTCTAGGGGTACTACAGCCTCTACACGTTGAGCACGATCAAGTTGCTCAGCTGTTAAGCCTAGCTGTGCTAACTCAGAGGGAGCCATAGTAGCTGCATCAGCTAATGCCTCAGCACTAGGCTTTCCAGTTACAGCAGTAAGCTTAGACATGACACTAGCTACTTCTGCAGCAGCCTCCTTAGGTGTCATACCTGCAGCTTCAAACTCTTTTGCTAGGGGTGCATTAGCTGCAATGTCAGCCTCTGTCTGAGTAGCAGTATCAGCCACTGCAGCAGCCTGACCCATACCCTCAGCAATCATACCCTCAGCCTTCTGTGCCTCAGAAGTAAGGGCTACATCAGCCTTAGTAGTCATGGACATAGGATCTGTAAGAGCAGCAGCCTGTAGCTCTGTTGTGCTTGGTGTACCTATACGTGCTACGTTTGCACTAGCCTGTGCTAGGTTAGCCTTAGCTACAGTAACCTTGATCTGCTGATCATCTACAAGCTTCTGCATTACCTCTCGTTGAGGGTCATCAGCAGGAAGGCTAGACAGTTGTTGAGATAGAGAGTTTAGTGTACCTTGCTCTTGAGATACAGCAGTCTGTGCCGTGTCTAAGGAAGCCCCTACATCAGTAAGTGCTTCTCCTGCTTGAGTGTACTGGTTCTGTCTGTACATGTCTAGCTGTTGAGTATACTGCTCCTGAGCAGCGACACTGGCTTTGTAAGGGTCAGACTCTTTATACTGCTGTAAGACATTAGCTATATTAGAGGCTTCGTTCTCTATGCTTGCACGTTTTCTATAGGGAGACTTTAGTGTAGTCCCATCAGCATACGTGATAGTCCAGTTTCTACTACTACCAGTTATCTCATAGTCTGTAGGATCTGCTGGTAAGTTACCTGAGGATAGCATTTTAGTAATGCCCGGTATGTTATTCTCAGCACCTGCACCTGTTGATCCACCAGCTATCTGTTCTAGGAAGGGTGCGTAATCAGCTTCTGTTAAACCCTCAGGTGCAGTAGGTAGACCTTCTATAGGTGTGGAGCTAGTAAGGGACTGCGTAATAGTAGGCTGAACGGTAGTAGCAGTCTGGACATCATCAAACCCACCAGTAGTATTAGGTGTGTTAAGAGGGGGATTACCAGGCTTGTCATTGTCAGTAGGGTGTGAACCCTTTGCTTCCACACCGCCTGAGTATGTGTTTTTATAGGTTTGACCTGTCTTAAGAGTAAGGCCACCAGGAGCATAACCCTGCTTCTTAGCCATACCACCAGCAGCCATACCAATGCGTTGCTGTGCTAGTTCAGCCATACGGCCTACACGTGCAGCTGCACCTGGTTGTGAAGCTAAGAACTTAGCCTGTTCATCAGCCTGCATACCCTGCATTTCAGGTATAATCTTACCCATCTGTTCAGGTGTAAACCCACCAAACTTCTTAGCCATTATAATAGTCCTTATTAATTACCTAGCTTCATCCAGATTGCAGCAGCAATGAAGGTAAACACAGTAACAGTAGTTATCTTTACAAATGTATTCCATATACTCTGACGTGTGTGACGCCATGTATCAAGCAAGCCACGTATCTCACGTATATCTACAGCAGCTGATTCATCCTGTAAGCCAAGCTCACGCAGGACTAACTTAGCCCCACGCTTAGCTGCACGATCCAGCATCTCTTCTAGTTCATCTGAGGAGAGTTTGATTTCACTCATAGTTTAACTCATTTTAGCTGGAATGTCAAGTGTTATTACGGCTTAGTGGGCCAATCAGCATCAACTAAGTTAGGCCAGTTAGCGTGGCTTGTAATATCACGCAGTGCTTGGCGATACGTAGTCATCTCAGCAGTGAGTGTGTTATCAGACAGAGCTAAGTAGTCTGTCTCAGCAATAAGCTCATCACGTGTCTTACGATTAGCCGTAGCAGTCTTGGCATCCAGTGTAGCCTGATATGCAGCTTCATGTTGAGCTTTGGTTGTAGTAGTCTCTACACCATCATCGTCTGTCTCTGTAGTATCAGCAAACATATCTACAGCAGTGTAGTTAATCATCCAGTAACCAGCGATAATGTCTTCGCCTACCATGTCAGGCATAGGTGCATCATCTTCTGTGTACTGACCAGTGACAGGACGTGTAGGCAGAGCATTACGCTGTACTGTCTGGTAGGCTGTAGGTGTAGGCTTTGGCCCTTCTAGGACACCTACCATGCCATACTTCTGCATGACACCCTGTGTGATGTTCTTAGGGAATGATACGTTAGGGTGTTCCTTGCGTAGATCACCGAATGTGTATGGGAACTTTACTACTGTTCCACCATTGATTTTAGCATACATGTTGTGTTCTCCTTTATGTGTGCTTTGTGTTATGCGATTGCGTAAAAGATGTAAGTGTTACCCGTTTTATTGTTACCGGGATCACTACCACTAACAGAAAAACCTGATGATGCAGGGTCAATAAAGTCTTCTGACTGCTCTGCTAAAGTAAGGTTCAACCTCAAGTAAGGGTCTGCGCCAGAAACAATTCCACGCTCAGTATCAAATACATACCAGTTGTCACTTTCACTTGCGTTCTTAATCAACACAAATCTAGCCCCACTCGTAAAGCCACAGTCAATGGTCTGGCTTGTGCCATTGCCCGTATAACTCCCCACCTTAGATATACCGGGGAGGCTTGCGAAGAGGTAGGCTATGTAG